TCCCCCGGCTCCAACAAGATCGTCGTACACCGACAGGAAATCACCTCCTTGCCGGGACCCATCGGATCACCGGGAAACCGCAACGACGCGCCACCCACGAGGAACGGCTGCCCCGTCGGCACCCGCTGCCCATCCGCGCGACGGTGACTATGCCGCACCCGCTTATCCAACGTCGCCACCCACATCTGCTCGAACGGCTCGTCCAGCTCCTCGGCCACGGCCGCGAACGCATCCTGCCGCCCAGCATTCAACGCCCCCATCGTCTCCGTCCGCGCGACCACGGTCGCCCGATTCGGCCATCGCTCCGTCTTCGTGGTCGACAACACCCCATCGACCCGATCCGCGATCTCTGCCGCACCCTCGCCAAGGTTCGCCCCGATCGACACCTGACGGGCCACGAGGTCAAACGTCGAGTCCACGGTGCGAACCATACGATTCGATACCGTTGCCAGATGCTCAACCACAGCCGGCCGCGAATCGAACCGATACCCCTCACCGAACAGCGCCGCGTAGGCCACACCAACCGCCTCACGGACCGGACCACGGACGATCCGGTCCACAGCCGCGGCCCATGCCGGGGCCTTCGAGAACACCGCGATGGGATCGGGAAGCGCGGTGTGGAGAACCGCGCGGGACACCGTCACCAACCATCCGGACAACTCGGCCCACAGGGCCTCACGGATCGCAGCCTCCGCAACAGCGGCCTCGGTCGCCGCCTCCATCCGGGGAACCAGCCACGGATCAGTGCCGGTGCCGTCCCACACCGGGCCAGTGTCAGCACCGGTAATCGCCCACGCGCCGTGTTCCACCCGCGTGTACTCGGCCAGCCAACGATCATCCACAGGGCATCACCTGGAGCCGACTGATGGTCTCCGGGGCCGCGAACATGGTCTCGACGTCGACCGGGTCATATGCGATCCCTCGGATGAGGAGGTCACGGCAGTGTTCCTCGATCATGTCGAGGAACATTTGGTCATCGATTCCGAAGGCCGGTCCTACCCCCGTGAACTCGTCCCGCCACGATCCGGCGAGGAACGTCGCGATCTTCTGTGCTCCGACGATCGGGCCGTGCTGCACGTGCAGCTGGTATGCGGGTACCCCGGTTGGTCGTTTCGAGTGTGGGACGAGACGAGTACCGGCAAGGCCGAGGGCGCGGCGAATCGCGAGCTGCGCGGCGAACGACAATCCCGGTGGCGCCGTTGGTGGTCCGGCCGGTGGTGGACCCTGCTCCTCCCCACCCTCCTCCTCGGTCTCTTCGGGGAGAGTTTCCTCCACCACCGGGGCCGGTGTCTCCTCCTGGCCTCCGGGCACCGTGGTCTCCGTGGGCGTCACCGTTTGTGCCGCCGGCAATCCGATCAACGAGCGGAGAACCGGATCCGACAGCACCGCGTCCGGGGATGCGAAGAGGAGTTTCTCGACGATCCGTATGGTGCGTTCGGCCGATGATGGGGCGTCCCCATCAGACCATGATGACGCGGCCCTGGTTACGGCGTCGGACAGCAGCATGCGTTCGTGGAGGTCCTTGGCGTCCCCGGACCGGTCCGGATTCACGGTCAAGGGGGCTGTGTCGAACGCGTACAGGTACCCGTTCGGGTCTTCGCCCATCGCTTCGAGCGCGGGGACGAGGTAGCCGGTCGTCAGGGCCGCCGCGATCCGGGTCAGGATCGGCTTGATGTGGATCTGTACGGCCTCGCGGCTGATGGCCCAGGCGTTCCAGTGATTCGTGGACGAGCCGATCCCAATGAGGACCTCGGGGGGAATGTCCAATGATTGGGCGAGGGACCGGAGCGCACCCTCCCGCATCGTCCCAATCTGTTCGGACAGTTCCGACCAAAACGTGATGTGTTGCATTTTTGCGATATCGTCACCTGGTCCGGTGATGATGATCGGCACCATCGCCTCAGCCGACGACCGATCCCGCAGCGACCGGGACATGACCCGCCCGAGAAGCGCGGAGAACCCCGAGGCCCCCAGCGGATCGTCATCACCACGGGGGAGTTCCAGCGACTCGGGGATCGCGAACACACCAGCCCCGGACAGCCTAGAGTCCACCTCGGCGAACTCGCGTTTCCGCAGCGCCTCCATCTCGCGGAGATCCGGAATCGCGGACCGGGTCGGAGAGTCCGGTTCGGAGGTGTCCGCCGGGTGTGGTGTCCATATCCTGATGATCAGATCGATGCCATCCCGGTACGCCATGGTGCCGCCACCATGGACCGGGGAACGGGTGACCGTGATCGTGTCGCCCTGCCGCCTGATCTGCCGGGACGTGACGACCCACCACAGGTCCTCGCCGTTCTCGCCCCCGCCGGACTGGGCAACCACGTATGCCTCGCCGGGGACGAACAGGTCGATACCGAGGAGGCGGAGCGCCTCGGCCTTCGCGTCACCGGTTCCGAGCGGACCGGCCGAGAGTTCAGCGATCGGACCGGTTTCGACGCGTTCACCGGGTGATCCGTCCAGGTTCGCCTTGGCGACGTACAGGTTGCAGCGGGACACGCTGTTCCCAACCCAGTTCGCGACAAACCTCAACTGGCCGGTGATGTCGTACAGGCGCCAGGCGTCAGCCTGCCAGGCACGGTCACCGAATCGGTAGGACCGCCACGACGCACCATCCATGGACAGACGTGACACAGCCGCGGTGACTGATGTTCTGGGCGATCCGTCGGCGAGAACCCTGCGCGCCGAGGCGGCCAGGATCTCCCTGAAACGGTTCGTGGTGGTGTCGGCGTCCCGGAAGCGCCACAGGATCGGCGGTGAGAACAGGTGTTCGATCTCGCTCGCCAGCTCCGGGTCAGCTTTGCTCACTGCACGTAGATGACGTGCTCTCCGCGAAACCTTCATCCTTGCCGCCCATATGCGTAGATCATGCCTGTCACCTGCGATACCGCGAGCGCGAGCACGATAATCAAGACGATTGGGGTTGTACCCCACAGGTAGATGATCGGCGCCGTCAACCCACCGATCCAGACAGACACGCACCACGGGCACCCGATAGCGTCCCCATCCGGTGCGCCGAGGAGATACACCAGGAATCGGTGTACCCGACGATATGGGTCAAAGCGTGCGATGAGATGCTCACGAACCGGCCTCGTGATCTCGTCATGCGTGACCAGTGTGGTAACCCGTGTTACCGCCAGGGCGTACAACGCCAACACGACAACAGACGGCATCATGCCGTGATCATAGGCGCAGCCAGCCGATTATGGCCCTACCGCACACAGGACGACTACCGCAGACCACACCTACCGGGCCAGGGGTCCGAAACCGCCACCAGCCGATCCCCGATCCAACGGTGATGAACCCGTCGTCGGCAACGAACCACCAGGCGCGGCGGCACCACCCGAACCGCTCTTCGGTATCGGCAGCAGCGCATATGCCAGATAGGTACTCGCGTCGATCCTGCCAGGCGAATCAGACGAACCCTCTTGCCACGTCGCCCACTCCTCCTCGACCTCGGGGAGGTACGCGGCCGTTCGGATACGATCCTCGGTCCACTGCTGGGCAATCGGATCCGCGCGCAAGCGCTTATTCTTTCTGGCCGTCACAGCCTTGATCCGGGGACACATCCGGCCGTACCGCAGAGTCATTCGGTCAATGGTCCGCTCGACGTCCCGTGCGGTCAGGTGCGGCTGGTCGTTCATCACCCGCTGGCGGGCCTCCTCGCGTTCCTCTGATTGCAGCGTCGACCACGCGGTTCGGATCATCCGACCGGCCATGTCGCCACCGAAGTTCCGCTCGAAGATGATCAGGTCAGCGTCGATCTCGATGGCCACCTCGCACGCGGCCCTCGACCACGCGTCCGACGACATCACCCCGGACGCGTCCCGAGCCAGGTAGAGGCGCTTGTCCGATCCGAGGTATCCACCGATGATCCCGGCCGTGTCCCGGCCACCCCCGGATGGGTCAACCGCCACAGCGGCCCTAACCGGCCTGGTGTCGCACGGGTGGCATGCCGACCCTGCCGTGTAGCAGCGGCGCTCATGGAGGAGTTCGTGGGTGAGGAGCGCACCCTCCGCCGGTTTCGGATCGAGCATGTATAGGGCGTGCCAGTCCTGGACGGTGGAGCCACGGCGTTTGTCCTGCCAGTGCGCGGTTGCCCTGGTGGTATCGGCTAGTCGGATTTTCGGGTGTGGTAGTGGATCACCGAGTTTCCGGTGTAGCGGGTCGTGGTCGGGATCGTCGCAGAACGCCGGCATACGGATGATTTCCCACCGTCCCCCCTCCGTCGTGGTGCCCTCGTCGGCGACGACGCGGGCCGCCAGGTCGTCGGGGTGCCACGGGGTCATCACCATGATCATTGGTGCGCCGGGGGACAACCGGCTGATGATGTCCGCTGAGAGCCATTTGTATGCCCGGTCTCGAAACCGCAACGAGTCCGCCTCGGCCCGGCTCTTGTGCGGGTCGTCGATGAACGCGATGTCACCCGGCTTCCCCGTCACGCCGGCTCCGATCCCGACGGATAGGACACCTCCGCCACTGACGAGTTGCCAGTCCTGAACGGCCTCGGAGCCGCGGGCGAGAGCCAACCCGAATCGGTGCCCGTGTTCCTCGATGAGTCGTTTCGAGTCGCGGCCCCGGTCCACGGCCAACGAGTCCCCGTACGACCCGATGATGACCCGCGCATCCGGGTGGTTCGCCAGCCACCACACGGACCCGCCGACCACGGCCGTCAGGGTCTTCCCGGTCTGTGGTGGAAGCTTGATCAGTAGTCGATCAATTTCCCCCGACATGATCCGTTTCATCTGGTTCGTGATCACATCGAGGTGGGGCCGCATCCGATACCTCGGGACGATCCTCCCCAGCAACGCCGCCGGATCAGACAATGACGCACGGTCCTCGGCCGCGTCGAGTTCCTCGGCCTCGGCAACCAGTTCCGCGTCGCTCATCTCGGATGGGTCGCGGAGCATCCGCTGCGTCGTCACCACGGCCCCTCCCAGTTGATCGGCTACCTATCTACCAATCATGATCACACCGAGGCGGGTTGACACGTTGAATCCGGCACGAAGTGCCGCTGAAGCGAACAGCCGACTAACCCGAATAGCATCCGTGGAATCCGTGGCCATGGGATACGCCCACACCCGTGCGGAACTCAGCTCGTAGTCGACACAGAACGCACTGATCATGTCGATGCTCGACTCGTCCTCGCAGGGGAAGAGGAACTCGGCACCAGAGCATTTCGCGAACCAGCGCAGCGCAGGACGATACAGGCGTCGCCGGATCGGATCCGTGGCCATCGGACCGAAGATCTTCGGTGCGACACGCCAACGGATCCGGCCGGACTCCTCTAGGTCCTTCAGCCATGGTGCCGGTGTTGTCGTCCCATTGGTCTCGATGTGCACCGTACGCCCAACATCGACGCAGCCCTCAACGAGGCACTGCATCGCTGGCCCCTCCTGCTGGAGGAGCGGTTCACCGCCGGTAATGAGGACCCGGTTGATCGGTGTCTTCCGCCCGGCCTCGTCCAGGCGGTCGAGGAACGCCCCGACGCGTACGGGTCGGCTCGTCACCGGGGATCCCCACGTTGATGGCTGGTCACACCCCTCACAGGTCAGATTGCAGCCACCGAGTCGGATGATGGCGCAACGCCGACCGGCATCCGGGCCTTCCTCGATCATCGCATCGACACGAAACTGATTCGCGTGGAGCACTGCGTTCCGTGCCGGATCTGGCCCGTCCTCGGTTCCCATCACCGATCGCCCTCAGCCGTTGGCGCGTACTCAACCATCCACCGGCCACACGACACGACCCGAGCCGATTCGACCATCAGGTTCCCACCAGTGACCTCGCGTTCATGCTGTGACTGATCGTTGGCGAGATGGTAGGCCCAGACCGCGATGCGTTCCGGGGCGTGATCGGTTGATTCGAGGTCGAGGATTGGGCCGTCGAGTGGCTGCCCGTCGAGGTGCCTGGCGATCTCTTCCGTGATCACCGATCGGGTGATCATCGACTCGATGGGGCTGTGGCATGGATCCACGTCGGGTATGTCGCGGCGTGACGTGATCTCAATGCGGCAGGGAAGCCGCCCCGGACCATCATCCCCGTCGTACGTCAGTTCGAACCCGTAGGTTTCGGTTATCCGGAACATGGCCACATGGTAGTAGTCGTATGGCCTATGTGACGACGCTACCGGTGGCCGTAGATCTTGAGTATGGCGAACGCTCCGGCACCAGAGTCCCCAGGGTGTCGGAGCGTTCGGGTCCACCGTTTCCTTGATCCCCGGCGACGGTGGATGGCCGGGGCCGCAAGATGGGTGCCTGACGGATCGAGTTTTCCCTACTGAACCATCCGCTGTAGGCCCCCAGGGGATATCTGGGGCAATGCATGCGGTCAGTCGTTCGGTACGCCAGGGTGAGCCGCCAGTCGTCCCCTGGTTCGTTCAGCAGACCATCTAGCGCAACCCTAACGCGTCACTAGCCATGGTCGCCAGTCAGGCGTAGCGGACGAGCAACCGGTGCACCGTGGCCGTATCGCCGTGCCCGATCGCGTCGGCGAGCGCGGGAAGGTCACGTCGGCCGATCTGGTACCAGCCGTCGTCGGGTGCGATGTCCCCAACCGGGATCGGTTCGACGTCGTCCAAACCGCCACGGCCGGAACGGTCGGAAGTGCCGGTTTGGTCTATCCGGCACATGACCCGTTTCGCCTGTTCGAGGGTTCCGTCGCCCACGGGGAGGCGTAGCCACGCGATCATGTCGTCACGGGTTCCGATGACGGTTGGCATGTCGGTCACGGTGGACCAGATCATGTATCGGTCTGTGCCTGGTTCTGGGTCAACCTTGAAGATCATGCTGGTCATTGGGGTGTTTCCTCCTTCTCCTCGAACACCTCAGCACCGCAACGCCTGCACTCCCATTGCAGTCCGTCGGGGCCGTCGTAGGTGATCACCTCGTCGTGGTCGAACGTCTCGCCGCAGATCTCGTCGTTGTCATGCGGTCTGGGTGGCATGGCGCTCCTCCTCCTCGGCCTCGGTCTGGGCGTCTACCTCGAACGCAACCCGGACCCGTTCGACCCGGTCCGGGTGGAACACGTCGAACAGGTTCACGTCCGGGCCGAACGTGGCGGTAGCGAGGTTCTCCGGAGTGATGTTCGCCCACGGCCGTAGGTAGCGCAGGCCCGCTATGGCGGTCTCCCAGCGCTGGTCGGGTTCGAGGTCGTACCAGAGTCGCCGGGCGTCCGTCCGTTCCTTCTGCTGGTCTGGGGTCAGCGCGTCCCAGTCTTGAGGAACACCGGTCGGCCAGGGTGGCATGGACGTTGACACCTCTGGGTCCGGAAACCCGTCGCACACCGAGTATGAGAGGACAACCTCTCCTGGGTGTGTGGTGGTGTCGCGGAGGAGGGTGACCACATCGCCCCAGCCCTGCCGGACCCGTTGCCGTTCGCTGGGGTTCCCGAGGATTCCAGTGGTCCAGATGTCCTCGCGGTACAGGCCATCTGCGATGGCGCACTCGATGACGTCAGCGAACCATGATCGGTCATCCTCCTCGAACCATGGGTGGATCTCGCACCAGCCGTGGATCTTTGCGGCAAGACAGACCTGGTCGTTGCCGGTGGCGATGGCCGTGTTGAGTTCGGCGTTTGCCGAGTACACGACGTGGTCACCGACCTTGAGGGGCAGGTTGGTGACGCGGAGGCAGGTGCGGAGCGTGTCAACGAGGGCGTTGCGCGTCGTTGGGTCGTAGTGGACGTTCCGGATCGGGTCCGCGTAGTCCTTGACACGGGTTGCGTCATTGTCGCCCGAACGGTGGCGGTCACGATCGTGGATCATGGTCGCATTGGCTATGTCGAGCACGTACTGGCCCTCACGACCAGGCACGATCATGTTGGCGATGTCGAGCGCCCGATCAAGAGGATCGATGCCGTCGAGACCCCACCATGGCTGCGCGGCGTTCGCCGCGATGGTGCGGAGCCAGCCGCGTTCGGAGCCCATGAGTTCGGCTGTGTGGGTGCTGGTGTGGAAGTAGATCCTGCTCACAGGATGCCTTATGCCTTTCATGGTCGCGGCCCGGTAGGGATTCCACCGGGCCGATTGGGATTGGTCAGAGTCCAAGGGCCTTATCAAGCAGGTCGTCGACCTCATCCTGGGTGTACAACCTGTAGAACTCGTATCCTCTGGGGTTGTCTTCGTCGACACCAATCGCGGCGTCGAACGACATTGGTGTGTCGTCGTCGGCTGCCCCGAGGTCGAACCAGTTGGTGTCGTCGGTTCCGGTGTTGTTGGCGTCGCGGCGTTCGATGATCCGCTGTCCGTTGGGGTCGTCAACGAGGATCAGTGCCAGGTCGGGGAGGTCGGTGGTGTGCCGGTCGAGGTCCTCGATGATCTGCTGCTGCTCTTGGTGGATTTCGCGGAGGGCGTTTCGGGCTGCGTCGACTTCCGCACGGAAGGCGTTCGCGACGCTATGGAGGTCTTTGATGCCGTGTTCGGTCAGACCGCGTTCGGCGTTGCTCAGGCGTATCTGAGCGACGTTTTCGTCGGTGCGGAGTTGGGTTGCGCGTGCGGCGAGTCGTTTGGTGCGCTTCGTCATCATGTGCTCCTCGCGTGTGTGTTGATGTGTTCATCGTACCGTACGGGTCACGTAAGTCAATCCGTAGCTACGCCGTTTTCTACGCCGTAGTACTTGACGTAGCTACGTCCATGCACCATGGATGCACATGGCACAACTGAAAGGACAACGTTGAGGACATAACCACGTAGACCATGGTTTATACTGAGAACTGCACACTGACATGAAGGCCCGCCAGGAGCGATTCTGGCGGGCTTTCGCATGTGCTGGGTGTGGTTATGGTCAGGGGGCGTTTCCGTCGGCGTACGGACGGTTCCCGAGGACCTGTAGGAGCCATTCGGCAGCCCACCGGTACATGCCCTCACAGACGATCATCTCGCGCCATCCCTCGTTACACCGGATCATGTAGCGGTCGGTCGCATCCCCGGTGTCCTCCAACACCATCGTGTACACCGGGTACTCAGTAGTCGGTTCGGGTGCCCCATCAACGGTCATGGGCGACACCCTAGTGGGGTGCCGCCCATGTGGTCGGATCGGTTCCAGTGCGCTACCGCAGCGCCGCTGGCCAGAAGTGCGGCTCGACCCACCCATCGTCCAGGCCAAGAGCAAGGGCATGCGCGTAAATACTGGCGAGACGACCTTGCAGGGCCACGATGTCCTCCCGAATCGCTCGACGGATCCGCATCTCGAAGAACCATGTACGGCGGAGCAGGATCCGCTTGTCTTCGAGCAGGAGGGACACACCGATGACGTCACGGCGAAGACCGGCCGCGTGAACGGCCTGGTATGCGGCCCGTTCGTAGTCGAGTGGGGTGTCGTCGTCTGGCCGTTTCGGGCACCGGTATTCGTGTGCCGCGCAGCGTCGGCCCTCCGCGTCGACGGTCAACGGGCCTGCTTCGTGGAAGCCGCAGTAGCGACACGTCCAGTACGCGAGTTCGTCTTTCGGCCTGCACTGGTCGATGTCGGCCGCGGCCGGGATGGGGAGGTTCGGGTCGTAGGGCATGGTGCCGTCCTTGGGTGTGTGTTGGTCCAGTTCCGTTTGATCGTTTTGAGTTCGTTGGCGAAATCGCCGGTCTTCCACTCTGAGGTTCGGTACACGCGCGCGTCGACACCACCACCAGTGAACGCGGAGAGCCAGGCGCGCTGCGCTGGTGTTGGCTCGTTGCGATCGGTCTTGAGTTCGATGATGATCACGACCCCGTATCCGGCAATGACGAGATCTGGAAAACCAGCGCGGTTGCGTCGGGGGTCGTTGTCGTGGAAGACGAGATATCCGAGGAAGAGACAGAGTTCGATGATCGCTGCCTGAACGTCTGCCTCTTCGGTTCGTCGTGGTGCGCGGACAGCCGGGCGCGCTCGTGTAGTGGTCATGACCGATCCCCCCGTCGGCAGGACCGCGCTCATACGGTCGTCCGGTAGGACGCTCACCGCGCATCCTCCCTGTACTCGTACTCGACCGTGACGACCTCGCGTCCGACGACCGGCCGTAGGTCGACCGTGTCCGTGCCGCGGTCCCACGGGTACAGGTTCTCGTGGTCGATGGTCCGGCCGCATCGATACTCGAATCCGACCAGCTGGCCGTCTAGTGCGCGCAGCACGATGAGGGTCAGTTCGTGGTAGTCGAACCAGCGCAAGACCTGCTCGGCGACCAGTTCGTACCCGCCAAAGATGGCGCCGGAGTGACATTGGGTCAGGGTCGTCGCGTCGGCTGCGCTGATCGCGTAGGTGCTCACGCCTCAACCTCCGCCGCTGGCCTCGCTACCTGCGGAGCATCCTCGGCCGGCGGTTCTGCCCCGCTGAGCGCCCCAGTCAGTGCGGACGCCGCACGCTCGAACACGGCGGACCCAACGGGCGTGCGCCCGGCGGTCACAATGACCGACACACGGCCGGGGAGGTCCACACCCCACACCCGGATGACGGTTGCGATGCGCACCGCGAACACCGCCCGGTCATAGAGCCTCTGGGGCATCCGGACCCCCACGATTCGCGCCACGAGCACCGCGATGGCCCCGTTGTCCTTGAGCCACCACCACAGCCGGTGGGCGCCGTACAGGAGCGCTGCGACCGTGGGGAGGGTGGCCAGGCCCAGCAGGTACTGGGTCATCGCGCACCACCGTCGCCTTCGGGGAGCATGATTGGCTCGGCCATATTGCGTCGTATCTGTCGGATGGTGCCCTCGGTCACAGCGAAGCGTGCGGCGAGGTCGACGTGTGTCGCGTCGGGGGTCTCGTTGATCGCTTCGATGATCGCGGTCTTGTGTGCGCTTTTGCACACGCGCCGTGTTGCTTTGATGGCTGCCAGTTTCGCAAGGGTTCTGGTGTATTCGACTTCAACGCGTCGGAGTTCGGTTGCGGTTGGGTGCAGATCGTTCATGGTGGTTATCATCCCGTACGTGTGGGCGTAGGTCAAGGCGTATGTACGCCGTAAACTTCGGCGTAAAAGTTGACGCCATTATGCCCTCTCCTTCATACTGAACATGTCGCCGGGAACGGCGACAAACCATATAGCTGACCATGCGGCCCCCGGTTAAGCCTTACGTAGGCGCACCGGGGGCCGCATCATGGTGCACAACACCCACGAAGGGGAACATCATGAGAAAACGATCAAGGATTGTGGCCGTTGGCATAGCCGCACTCGTCACGATCGGAGTGGCCGGATCGGCACCGGCCTCCGCGGCAACGTCCGGTACGGCCGAGAACGCGCTCACCGCGATGCACGACGAGGCGTACGCGTTCGCCTCGTACATGGCCTGGTCAGATCATGCGGTTGGCACCGGGCACCAGGCCCTCGGCGGGCTGCTGATGGCCGTGGCGGTACAGGAACGGGGCGAGCACTTCTCCGAACTCGCCGACATGTTCGACATCGTTGCAGGGAACGCTGCGAACATCCGTACAGCCATGGTTGGGGAGGGTGAGGAGGCAACCAGCCTGTACCCCGGTTTCGCGGCGCAGGCGGCCACAGCCGGGGACACGGCGGCAGCGGCGCTGTTTACCGAACTCGCCGTGGATGAGGGAACCCACAAGGTACTGCTCGCGAAGGCGCTCCGGGCGCTGACCGTCGGTGGGCGGCCCCCGACGCCGCCGGTCATCACCCCGGTGCCGATCGTTGAGGGACCAGCGTTGTCATCCGGTGCGACGTTGGCGAACATCGGTACGGCGATGATGGGTGAGGCATTCGCTTCGGCCCGGTACCGGCTGTTCGGGCAGAAGGCGGCAGCGACCGGCAAGGTGTGGTTGGCGAATCTATTCGCTGCGCTCGCCGACTACGAGCTGGTTGACCATTTCGCGCTCCTGGCCAACCGGTACGGGCTAGTCGGTACAGACGTGGTGAACCTCGCCGCTGCGATCGCTGCGGAGAACGGGGCTGTTGCGTCGTACACGGTGTTCGCCGCGCAGGCGGCCACAGCAGGGGACACGGCGGCTGCCGCACTGTTCACGGACATCAGGAGTGACGAGGTGTTGCACCAGGCCGCGTTCACGGCCGCGCAGACTTGTTGGTGATCGGTAGTGTTTCCAGCGGCCCAGGGATTGTTGCCCTGGGCCGTCGTGGTATCAGGATGTTTTCCCTGACCATTCGTATCCGCACGAGGGGCACTGGTAACTCGTTGGGATGTCGTCGTCGTTGTATGCGGAGAAATCCTCTGGTGACTCATCGTCGTCCTGGGTCTGTTTCAGAGCCTTCTCAAGTTCGGCATGGTCCCAGCCGGTGAGTTCGATCAGATCGGGGTCCCCGATCTCTTCGAGGAGATCTGAGATGGCCTGGTGGTCCCAGCCGCCAAGCTCGGTTTGACGGTTGTCGAGGATGAGGTACGCGGCGGCGTCCGCGTCGGATCGGGAGGCCCAGCCGCGGATGACGGGGGCGAGCCACTGGCCGGTGGGGTCGGTTTGGATGCCCTCCGGTGGGGTTTCTCCGGCGTCGCGCCGTGCCTTCAACGATTCGAGTCGGCCGTGCCCGACAACGAGTCGCCCGGTCCGATCATCCACGATCATGGGTGCGACGTAGCCGAATCGGTCGATGGATGCGCGGACGTTGTCGATCTGGTGCTCTTTGGGGTTGTTGGGGGCTTGTTCGATGGTGTCGATGTTCTGGTAGTCCAGTCGGCGTTCCATGGTCCCTTCCTATGGCACTTTGCCGGGTTCTGGTTGGTCAGCGTGGCTGTCGTCGGATTCCGTGGTTCTGGTGGCTTGTCGTCGGGTTCCGTTGATGTTGGGGCTGCGTGGGGCGCGGTGCGTTCTCGGAGTAGCCAGTGACTGTGTTCGGCTGTTCGGATCGTTTCGGGTTCTCCTTGGGATGCGGTGTCTGATGCCGTAGAGGGTGGCGAACAGTGCCCAGGCCACGGCGATGACGGACAGGATGCTGGATTGCTGGCCGGGGGTGAGTGGGATCCCGAACTGGACTGCTGCGACAACGGCGACGCTGGCGAGTGAGCCGATTTGGTGGCCTATCGCCTGCATGTCGTTGTTCGTGGTATCGCCTTTTTTGGGCATGTTCATTCCTCGCTGGTCTCGATGGTTTGCAGGCCTGCGCGGCGCGCGATTTCGATTGCGATCTCCTTGAGGCGTACGCGTCGTTCCTCGTCGGTGAGGTTGGTGATGTCCTCGACCATGACGGGGCCGCCGGCTGGTCCGGTGACGGCGATGGTCTGGTTGGGGTCGCCGATTGCGCGGACTTCGAGGTCGGTGGCGAGTTTCAGGAATCGGACGACGTCGGCTGGGTCGAGGTCTGCGTCTCCGAGTTTGCGGAGGGCGCCGAGGGCTTTCTTGGCGAGCGCTCCGGCGATCTTCTGGTGTCGGTCGATCATGTCTCGTCGGGCCTGGTTGATGCGTTCGCGGTCGAGTTCGTCTTGGTGCCGGTCCCAGGCTTGTGCGCGCACTGTCCACAGATATGTGTGGGCTTGGACCCTTATGGTCCCATAGGTAAGTTCATCCCCTATTTCCGTTAGCATCTTGTTGGCAGTTGTTAACGAACGCATGCGGCCAAGGTCCCGGAATCGGAGGAACCGTTCGTACTGTTTGGACGATTCTCTGATCTGTTGGTCCCAGGGGTCTCGATCCGGTCCGAGGTCGATGGGGCTACGTTTCGCCATGGCTGCCTCGCTACGTTCGGTCGATCGTGTCTGGTGTTGGATCACGGCTCTGTGGTGTCGTTCTACCCTAATGATCACGTCTCGATCTGGGTTGTGTCATGGGGTCGACGATTTTCGTTGGTTCGGTCATGATGGTGGTGTGGCAGCCAGCGCCTAGTGAAGGGGACGCGTGGCGCCCGATTACACCGGCTCCCCCCCATCCCCGTGGGGTCGGTGTGTGGAGATCCCGGCTGGCGCCCAGCCGGGACCTTCCTCTTTCTGGTCGATGTTGCTGTGCGTGAGGTTGATCTATGGTTGATCAGGGAGGTGAGCATGACGACTTGGTTGATCGACATCTCGAATCATCAGGGAACCTTCGACGTTGCCCGCGCCGTGTCTGAGGGCTACTCCGGGGTGTGGATGAAGGCCACGGAGGGCACGTCGTTCCGTGACAAGATGTTCGACACGTTCGCGCGGCAGGTACTCGACACCGAGGCTGTTCCTGGTGCGTACCACTACCTGCGGGCTGGGTCCGGCCGTGCCCAGTGCGACGCGTTCTACGACCGGATCCGGGACCATGGCGGCCCTGAGGGGTGGCTCGCTGCCTGCGATAACGAGGCTGATGCGTCGTGGCAGACGACGCAGGACTTCTTCGCCCGGTGGCGGGAGCTGGCCGGGGACCATCCGCTGTTCATGTACTCCGGCAACTGGTGGTGGTCGAATGGCCGGAACTGGAACGGTTCGGCCCTGACACCGTATGTGTGGGATTCTCGGTACGTGTCCGGGTCTGGGGCCGGATCAGTTCTGTATACGCGTGTGCCGGCGTCGTGGTGGACTCCGCGGTACGGCGGCTGGGGTGCTGTGACGGTGCTCCAGTTCTCATCATCCGCGACCGTTGCCGGTCGGACGGTTGACGTGAATGCGTTCCGGGGATCCGTGGCGGAGTTGCGCGCGCTGGCACGTAGTGGTTCCGGTGAGCAGCCGGTGACGAGAAGGAGATCTGACATGTTCCTGGCATATGTTCCGGGTCAGCCCACGATCGTGCCAACGGATGGTGGTACGTGGTACGACGTTGTCACGTACGAACAGACGCAGGAGATGGTTGCCGACGGCATCCCGATGGTGCGGGTCACCCCACAGCAGATGACACTGTTCCTGAGTCTTCCGCGACCAGGTCAGGTGCATGCGGCGGTGGTTGAGGCGGTCAACGCTGTTCGTGACCTTGTCGCTGGCCTGTCGGCTGGTGCGGTGGATGTCGCTGCGCTCGCCGCTGCGCTCGCCGCGCTGTTGCCGGTTGGGCCGAGTGCGGCCGAGGTCGCGGCTGCCGTGGCTGACGAGGCAGCGGCTCGGCTTGTCGAGTAGGAGTTGGATAGCGAAAGGCCCCGGTCACAACCCCTGGTGTGTGACTGGGGCCTTTCGCTATAGGTTATACGCGGTTACGGCTGATCATTTCGTCATAGAGCCGACTGGCTTCCTCGACAGATAGGCGACGAACCTCTTCCAGGCGGGCACGTTCCGCGCTGAGTGTCTGGCCAATGCTGCGGAGGTCTTCGGGTGTGTAGGTCTGGTAGGTCTGGGCGGGATTCGTGGTACGGCTGAATATGCGGATCTTGTGGGGCATGGCTGGTCCCTTGTGATGTGGGGTATGGCGTTGCGGAGGGCGGTCACCCGTGTGGTCTGGTTCGCCATGGCGTTGATCGTGTAGGCGCCCATGGCGAACGCCGCACATGTTGCGAGGCGTGCCGCGTGGGCGAGTTCCGCCCGGCTCAGTTGGTAGGTTTCCGCGGCTCGATCCTCGCCGAAGGTGAACGCGGCTGTGGTGTTCGAGCCGGTTCGTTCGGTGTGGGTCGCGGCCGTGGTCAGGATCAGGTCTGCTGCGTCGACAATACGTTGCGTGATTGTGGTGTCCTCCATAGTTTTGACAGTACGGCTGGTAGAGCCCTCTTGTGGGTAGTCCTGTTGGGTGACGGTATGTGGATGGCTGGTCATGACAGCCATCCGTCTTGGTCATCCTTGCGGAGTGCGGCCAGGGCTTCGGCGTGTCCGGTGTCGTACGGCCAGGGTCGGACGATCGCTGGGGCCTCGGGAAGGTCGACGTCCTCTTGTTCCTTGCGCCGCGCCCGATAGTCCTGCCACCAGCGGTTGAAGTGGGTTGCTGCCCGGTCCGCTGTGGCGTAATCGGGCATGGGGATGAGGTCATCTGGTCCGGTGATGTGGAGACACCAGTCACGGGCGAACGTGATCTCCTGGTCATTCCAGGCCGGGGCGAATCCGCACCGCGTTGATCTCCATGGTGTGGTATGTGACCGTCCCGGAGCCGGGATCGTCGCTGTCGACGGGACCGAACGTGCGCCGATCGTTGTATCCCGCGTCGAAGGTGGGGAGGGCGTTCGGGAGGGTGCGGTTGGGGTCGAGGGTGCCGGCAACGACGAGGTGTCCGTCGATGACCGACGCGCCAGTGACCCGTCCGATCCGGGTTCCGTCGAGGGCGAAGAGCAGAGCGCCCTCGCGAACGGTGATCACACAGTCGGGATCGATGGTCCGGCCGGCTGGGTCGGGTTTCCCGATGGGAGCGAGGGTCGCGGCACAGGTTGTTTGCTGCGTCATAATGATTATGCTATCCGGTGTGCTATGGGTGCGCAACGTATAGCGCATATGGAGACGGCCCCCGGTATACGCTACCGGGGGCCGTCGTGGTCGAGTGGGTCAGATGACCTGGTACCAGGTTGATCGGTCGCGGTACGCGACAGGTTGGTGCGCGGGAAGGTGCCGGGGGAACTCGACAAGGTTGTAGACGACGGTCATGCCGTTGATCAGGGCGTGGTGTTCGGCGTATATCCGTGCCTCGGTCGCGGCAAGGTGTACGAATCCTTCCATGGCGAATCCCGGCTGATCTGGGTTGTCGCGCCGAGTCACATCTCCGGTGACATCGGTCGGACACACGATGACGGTGTAGATGATCGTCGGATCGGTAAAGATGACGCTCGGATCCTCTGGGATGTGTGAGAAGTCCAGCGGATCGTAGGCCAGAGCGTTCTGCGCCAGGGACGCTTCCTCGGTGACGTTCCCGAGGTCGTCGGTGTCGATGAGGCAGTTTGGGCAGGTGACGTGCTCTCGGAGGAAGGTCAGGCCGGTGACGACCAGGTCCTTGGTGGTGCGGAGGTTGTCGTACGCGATGCAGGATGGGCCTGATGTCGCCCCGTGTGCGTGGTGAATCA